ATTTACATTACGAAAATGTAAAGTCGCACTAAGACTACCTGATAAGTAACAAGCTAACATAAATGAGGTCATATTATACCTTTCTTTCTAGCTACCAATGCTAGTACAGTTAATACACCAGCTGCCAATGCAGTAATCATAATGAATAAAATAATTTTTAAAACTAAATTTTTAAATTCTTCTTTTTGTTTTCTTCGTTTAGCTTCAGCTTCTTTTCTTTGTTTTCTAGCTTCAGCACAATAAGCTTGATAATCATTCCAAAGATTTGCTCTACCATATAACTGCATAAACTCACGAAGTTTTTCATGCTTAACTCTAATTTGTTCTAGAGCCATGAATTCTTCTAGATCATTGTCAGTTTTACCAAGAAAATTTGTCCAGATACTATTACGTTTTTTATGGAGATCTCTTTGCAGCTGTTCCTCTGCACCTACAAAACGTGCAATTGCTTGCCCAGCTGAACTTATTTCTTTACCATTTTCTAGTGTTTGTTTAATTATGGCGAATGCACTATTTGCAATTGCTAGCATTTCAAGCACAGATCACCTCACATTCAGAACCTTATCTAATTTATCTTCAAGTCTATGTAATGCCTCCATTACACGACCAGAAGTATCACGCAAATCTTCTTTTGATGCGTATTCTTCTCTTGTTTTATTAAGCAAAATTTGCAATCTTTTTACTTCAGCAAACATTTTATTAAATGCCCAGGCGAAAGGCATGATTATTAGTGTTATGATTATGTTCCACACTAAATCTAGCTCCATTATTTATCCTAGCTTGGCTTTGTTGGAAATGTAATATTGGACAGACTGTCATCTGATGGTGTTTGATTTGCTGGTAAATCTAACAATGCTTTTCTATATGTTGTCCACTCTGTTTGTTTATCAGAACTCATTTCACTCCATCTAATAGAATTTGAAATGATTGGATCAACTTCTTGTTTAAGTAATCTATCTCTTTCCATTCTTAACATTTTCATAGGATTTGCTTGTATAAGTTCATTCATTTTAGCAACAACATTATCATTATTAAGTGTTATTTCATTTCCATCTATATCCCATGCTTGAACTGTTTCAATGGTATCACCATTTACAGTACAAGCATTTGCATAAAGTTCTCTAATTGCTTCATGTATCATGTAATAATCTCCATTGCTTGCATTGTGCTTATAGTTCTTGATTGATAATTGTTACCACCATTACTATCTGCACCTGATCTATTTAGAAAAAATGTTTGACTATCGTGAGAACCACTCATGTGTAATTTATAACTATGTGTAGCAGTAGAACCTGGGGTGTCCATAAATGTAAATGACAAACCACCTAAAGCATGATTAGTATCACCTGATGTCATCCAACTCCTGAATGTCACTCTTGGTCTACTACCATCAGCATTACCCTCTGCTATTTGTGTACTACCTCTGTATAATTGAAAAGTACTTGTCCTTGATGCTGTTGTACTACAACTAACTGCACCTAATGAAACTGTTACTAATATTCTTGAATCTGAATTTATTGGTGTAATATTTACTTGCATACCAGTTATATGCACACCATCAGGACTAGTAGTGTTTGTACTAAATGTATCTGATTTAACAACATTTTGAATTTGTCTTACTGTTGATAAATTAGCACCTTTGTATTTAATGCCAGTAGCATGATTTAATGCTCCACCACTAACATCAAATTGTCCTGAAGCTATAGTTAAATATCCACCAGTACCACTTGATCCAAGTCTAATATCAAAATCATCTGTCTTTGGTTGTTTTATATCTATAAATCCACCAGTTGCACCACCAACTTCTATAGTGCCTAAACCATCATCAGATAAAACACTTATTGCTCTATTACCAGTACCAGTTACATTTATATCACCAGTGGTTAAATTAAGATTAGTAGCACTTACAGTTCCAGTAACAGTAATACCACCACTATTAGTTTCAAATTTTTTACTATTATCGTGAAATAATTTTACTGCACCATCATTTTGAAATCTGCCCATAAACTCAGATCCATTCATAATCCGAACTTCTGTGCCATCAGATTGTAATATTAAATTACCAGTTCCTGATTCAACAATCTTAGAATCACTGCCATCATGAAATATTTGCATATCTTGTGAAGCACCAAATCTAGCTTGTATATTATCTCCTAAATCAAGAGTAGAACCATCAAAGGTAAGATTGGCTTCTGCTTCAAGAGTGTTTGCTGATCCACTACCAGTAATAATTCTATTGTCTGCATTATTATTTATTGTAGTACCAGTAATAGTTGTAAAAGATAATGTACCACTTCCATTAGTCTGTATGACCTGACCATTAGATCCATCACTTGTAGGATATGTCAAACCACCAAAAGCTGGTGCAGTAATAATCTTTGATATATCTTTTGCTCTTGTCATTATGCACTCTCCAACGCTGTAATCCTAGCTTCCAATTCTTGTATGGTTTTTACAAGTAAAGGTACGAGTTTTGCCTGATCTATTTGTTGATAAACATCTTCTGATCCAGTTTTTTCCCATGTATGTGTTGATGGGTATAAAGACTCTTTTTTATTACCATCACTATCCACAGTTTCTTTTTTACCCTCTGCAAACTGTGCTTCAGATATATTCGTATCTATAACATTATCGTCTTTATCTTTTACTGTACCTATGTTTTGTGTGTCATCTTTTGTACCAGTTATAGCTTCAGGTACAATATCTGATACTTCATGTGCTAAAAATCCATCTACTGTAGTATTATCTTCATCAGCAATCCAATTAAATCTAGCTGGTTTAAGTTTTTTCAATCTTGATGTTGCATCAAAATCGTATGATACATTTTCTTTTAATCTATAATCTGAAGTTGTGTTGTAAGCTACAGAACTTCCACTACCTGAATGAGATACACTACCTATTGTAACATTATCAAATTTTCTAAAAGCAATAAAAAGACCACCAGTATTATTTGTACCATTTTGAATCATAAGGGCGTTGTATGATTGTAAATGTCCAAATATTTTTATACGAGCTTGGTTATCAGTTGTTCCAATACCAAGATTTCCATTACCTTGTAATCTTATATGTTCTGTACCAGTAAGACCTTTAAATGAAGTAAAACCACCACCATGTGATATTTCTATCCCATCATTAAATGCTGATTTACTACTATTTGCTAATATAATTCCAGCTTCATTAGCATCAGTACCAGTTGTTGATACCCTTAATCTAGTTTCAGCAGAACCTCCATCAACCTCTAATAAATGTGTCGGAGAAGAAGAACCAATACCTACTTTACCAGCACTGGTAACTCGCATCTTTTCAGAAATTTCACCATCACTATTATTAGATGAACTATCAACATTAGTGCTTGTTCTAAATACTAAAGCACCTGGAGCATTTCCATTTGCTTCACGAACTACACCGATACTTGCCATAATCCCAGCATTATTTTCGTTACGCCAATCAAGACGTTGATCCTGAAGTGAACCAGTTTGATTAGTTGGCACTTCAAATTCAATACGACCAGTATCACCAATTCGCATTCTTTCAACGCCATTAGTAACAAATCCAATTACATTAGCAGCTTTTCTATAGATTCCAGTATCAGCATCACTACTAAATAAAATGGAGGGTGCAGATTCACTGCCATTTCCAGCTTTGATAGCTCCACCAGTAATATCACCAGTAGTTGTAATAGTGCTAGATCCGATATCAATGTTACCAAATCCACTTGTGATTGATCCAGCATCTAATGCACCAGTGCCAACAATACCAGTATATGATCCACTTATTCTTGCACTAGCTACAGTGCCAGTTAAATCTGTTGCATCTAAATTAGTAAGGTTAGCTCCACTAATAGCTGGTAATGTGGCTGGAAATCTTGCATCAGGTATTGTGCCACTATCAAGGTTACTTGCATTTATTGATGCTAAAGAAAATGTGCCAAATGCTACAATGTCTACTTCATCTCCATTTGCCAAAGCATTTGCAAAAGTAACTGTATCTCCAGAGGTTACAGTTATATCAGCTGGTGACATACGTACGCCATTTACATATACATCTACAAAACCAGCATCATAAGCCAAAGCATTTCCATTAGCGTCATTACCAGTGACACTTGTTGGTGTGCCTGATATATCATAATGGAATCTATTAGATGTACCGTTAACAGATGATCCAGCATTTTGAAAACCACTAGATCCAAAAACTTTTAATGTATTTGCAGTTGTATCAAAAACTAAATCACCAATATCATTATTAGAACTTGGAACTCCTGATTGCACTCTATATCTTTCAGCAAAACTATTAACACCTGATAGATTAGATGCCACTGTATTTACATTAGCTATTGATCCCCCAACATTATTAACATTGGTTATTGCACCAGCTACAGTGTTTATATTAGTAGCATTACTTACTACAGAATTTATATTAGTTGCATTACTTACTGCTGCATTGATATTACTCGCATTAGATACTGCTGAGTTTATGTTACTTGCATTACTAACAGCTGAATTTATGTTGCTAGAATTATTGGCTACAGATGTTACGTTACTACTAATACCAGCAACTGTTGTAACATTTGCTTTTATACCTTCAACTGCGTTTAGATCACTAATAAAATCTGATGTAGCTAGTAAATCAAGATCTTGGATTATGGCTGTTGTTGCTAAATCATTCAAATCAGATATAAAATCAGCTGTTACAACTGACATATCTGTAACAAAATCACTTGTAACTAAATTCATTTTTGTTACAAAAGTACTGTCAATCAAAGCCATATCAGATGCAAAATCTGATGTTATCAGTGAGGCTTTACCAGCAACAGTATTGATATTAGAAGCATTTGATGCAACAGAATTAACATTTGATATAGATCCAGCAACTGTATTTACGTTACTTATAGAACCAGCTACTGTGTTGATGTTTGATGCGTTAGATACTGCACTATTTATATTTGATGCATTACCAGCAACACTTGTGACGTTACCAGATATACCAGCTACAGTAGTTACGTCTGATGAAATACCAGCAACTGTAGTTATGTTTGCTGAAATACCAGCTAATGTATTAATGTTAGTAGATTGTGCTGATACTGTTGTAACAGAGCCAATAGATGGGCCAGCTTCTGCTGCTCCTGTTGTTGCATTAAATGCTAGAACATTACCTTTTCTAGCAGCT